TAGGCGGGCCGTGGTATACACCCGGTGCCGCCTTTTGTGAAATTATTTTATGGAATGCATAATAATCATGAGATTTACTTCCCTACAAATAAATAGACGAATGAATTTATAAAATGCAACAAAAAATATTGATTTTCTGATTTTAAAGTATAAAATAAAAAAAGAGTGGGCATTCTACCCTCGCAAAGTATGTATGCCCACTCAATCTCTAAAGGAGATCGTGTCTATTATACCACGATCTCTGTTTGAGTACAATAAAAATATGAAAAGGGGACTAGTGGTATGTCTAACGAAATCAGAAATCAAGTAATTATGGAACTCCAGGGAGACTTTACAACGGAACAATTAAAGATCATTGATTTGGCAGTGGCTAAGGCAATGAGGGGATATAGGATTGAGCGAGAAGAGACGCTTCCGGCGACAACAGTATGTGAAATGCCTTTAGATATAAGGGAATTCCTTGCAAGGAAGAAAATGAAAGGTTGTTCTGATGGAACAATCGAACAGTACAAAGATTTGTTGTCGGATTTTGCATTGTGGGCCAGAAAAGATCTTCGGCAGGTAAAAGACCTTGATATTTTAGCGTATTTGGATTATAGGGCGAAGCTTGGAGCATCGAACAGAACATTGGATAGTAAGCGTCTCATATTATCATCATTTTATACTACGATGCATGAAACTGGGAAAATGCAGTATAATCCGTCTAAGACAGTTGATCCAGTGAAATACAAGGCAAAAGTTCGGGAACCGCTGAACGATATGGAATTGGAAAAAGTTCGGTCTGCTTGTCGGACTCTAAGAGAAAAAGCGTTGTTTGAAGTCTTATATGCAACTGGCGGACGTGTGAGTGAGATAGTTGGAATTAATTATACGGAAATAGACAAGCAAACCAGAAGCGTAGTAATAACTGGAAAAGGTGACCAGGAAAGATATGTATTTCTAAATGCGAAAGCCATGTTAGCTATCGAAAATTATATAAAAAGCAGGGGAGATGAAAGCCCAGCATTATTTGTTGGTGCAAGAAAACCACATAATCGTTTGGGGAAAGAAGCCATTGAAAGAGAGCTGAAAGCAATAGGGGAAAGGTCTGGGATTGACAGACCAGTTTTCCCACATTTATTAAGACATACGTTTGCGACTGATATGCTTGAACATGGAGCATCTCTTAATGAGGTATCGGAGATGTTGGGGCACAAGAAATTGGATACAACAAAGATTTATGCCAAAATCAGTACGAATGCACTCGCAATTTCTTATAAAAAACATCATGCCGCATAAAAATTAAAAATCAACATTCCAGACAGACTACCTATGGTAGTCTTTTTGGCGTGAGAAATCTGAAAGGAGAATAAACCATGACACCAAACCAAAAACGAAAATCAGTAATTGATAAGTATGATGAAATCATTGGAAGAAACATATATAACCAGACGCTTCGGGACTGGTGCTACAAGCCATATAAAGATGGAAAATATTACAGTGATTGTTCTTCTTCCATCTGCTATGCCTACAAAGAAGCAGGACTCGGATTTGGAATTTTGAATACCGCAGGAATGTATAATTCCAAGAAACTAACTACGGTCAACGTGGAGATCAAGGACGGCATTCCAAATGAGAATGATTTGAGAATGGGAGATATGCTTTTGTTTGCCGGAAATGATTCTAGTAGACCTCTTCGTATTGGCCACGTAGAAATGTATGTTGGAGGCGGTAAAATTTGTGGGCATGGAAGCGGAAGACCATCTTACAAGGACTTGAAAACATACTGCAAAAACCGCTACAATTCATTTGCTCCTGGTGGATGGAGAAAAGGTGTTGTGTGCGTAAAAAGATATATCCAAGATGAAATTGAACCAGAAGGATGGGTAAAAGATTCTCATGGTTGGTGGTGGAGTAATGGAGACGGAACATTTGCTAAAAACGAATGGAAGCTGATTAATCATCATCGGTATCTCTTTGGCGCAAACGGATATATCAGAAAAGGCTGGCACCGTTGGAATCCGGACACGAAGCAGGTAGATGCGGAAGATGGTTCCGGTGACTGGTATTATTTCCAGGAGACCGGAGATTTAGAGGGGGCCTGCTGGCATGGAACCGAGAAAGGATCTCTGGAGATCTGGCACGTGAAATAGAGGAAAGACTTCCTATATCTAAATACACTC